TATCTGCTGGCGAATTTCAAAGTCCAGGTGTGGTTGTGAGTTATACCACTGATCCAGACATCGCCAATACCAAGAAGTTTGTGGATCTTGGCTTGCAGGTGGCAGCAGGTGTACCCTTGGTGTGTAATGAAGGTGATGGCTTTAGAACTTTTCGCATTGGCCTGCTAGGATTGAATAAATTACAAGACATTGACAGTGTGGTTGCCACACTCAGTGATGCATTGGAAAGACTACCAAAATCATGAGCCAAGCACAATACAACCTCCAAACCCGGACCGACTACCTACATCGCAAGATGTTTTTGGATCCTGCTGGCCCTGTGACCATTCAGCGTTTTGAAGAAGTCAAGTACAACAAGATTGTGAAGTTTGAACAAGAAGCGCGTGGATTCTTTTGGGTGCCAGAAGAAGTAAATCTAACCAAAGACGCCAATGATTTCAAGGAAGCATCCGACACAGTGCGGCACATATTCACTTCAAATCTCCTACGCCAAACAGCCTTGGACAGTTTGCAAGGTCGTGGTCCCAGTCAAATCTTTACGCCTGTGGTCAGTCTACCAGAATTAGAAGCACTAGTGTACAACTGGACATTTTTTGAAACCAATATCCACAGTCGCAGTTACAGTCATATCATTCGCAACATCTACAATGTGCCCAAGGAAGTATTCAACACAATTCATGACACCAAAGAAATTGTGAACATGGCGTCAAGTGTGGGCCGATACTATGATCAACTACATCAGGTCAACTGTAGAAAAGAAATGGGTGCAGAAGTCAAGGAAGAAGAACACATTCGCGCTATCTGGTTAGCACTCAATGCCAGTTATGCCCTGGAAGCATTCCGCTTCATGGTGTCATTTGCCACAAGCCTAGCCATGGTAGAGAACAAGATCTTTATTGGCAACGGTAACATCATTAGTTTAATCTTGCAGGATGAGATCCTACACAGAGACTGGACTGCTTGGATCATTAACCAAGTGGTCAAAGAGGACTCACGCTTTGCTGCGGCCCGCCAACAGTGTGAGGCCGAAGTGTATGCCATGTATCAAGATGTTATTCGTGAGGAAAAACAGTGGGCAGACTATTTGTTTAACAAAGGCCCAGTGATTGGACTCAATGCTGCCATTCTCAAAGACTTTGTGGACTACACTGCAGTCAATGCGCTCAAAGAAATTGGCATCAAGTATCAAACCGCCGCACCAAAAACCACCCCCATACCTTGGTTCAACAAACACACCAATACCTCTAACAAACAAACAGCACTTCAAGAATCTGAATCGACTAACTATGTTATAGGTGTAATGAGTGATCAGTTGGACTACGACGCATTACCCAATTTATAACAGGAGTCAGTATGAAAGCAGTAGTATGGTCAAAGGATGCCTGTCCTTTCTGCGACAAGGCCAAGGCATTGCTCAAACTGAGAGGCATTGAGTTTGAGGAAAGAAATATCACAAAAGATTGGACACGAGAGCAGTTAATGGAAGCAGTGCCCACTGCTAGATCAGTGCCACAGATTTTTGTCAATGAACAACACATTGGTGGCTTTACCGAACTAGCCCGGTACCTTGAGGACACTGCTGGTGGATTTGGAGATGGAAGACTATGACTGAAAAAATAACTCAAGAGCAGTATCAACGAGACTATTGGAAATCGTGCGAGGGACTAGAATTCACATCTGACTGGTTCAGCGACTGCATACCCTATTTTGGCAACATTATAGAAACCATGGGCAAACTAGATTCCATCTTGGAAATTGGTTGTCATGAAGGCAGAAGCACAACCTGGATGTTACAAAACATGTTGAGTGAAAAGGGCGAAATGTTTTGCGTGGATCCATTTATGGATTTTGCCATGAGCCCAAATTGGAAAGTGGATATTCCTACACCCAGTGCAGACTTTCAAGGTAGATTCAATCGAAATGTAGAAAAATGCAAACTACCAACTCAAAATGTCAATGTCATGCCTTTGGAATCTTACAAGGCCTTGTCCTTTTTGATATCCATGGATAAGAAATTTGATTTTATCTACATTGATGGTGGTCATTTTTCGGACATGGCACTCACAGACGCTTGCATGGCCTTTGGCATGCTCAAGCCCGGCGGCGTCATGTTGTTTGACGATTACCTGTGGGATCATGTGCCAGACCACTTTGATCGACCCAAAATGGGCATAGATGCTTTTGTCAACATTTTTGCCAGATACCTAAAAACCACTCATGTGGGTTATCAGTATGGAATTAAAAAACTAGAGAGTGCAAAATGAACATTGAAGCAGAAGAAATCTACACATTCAAAATTTCAAACGGCGACGAAATTGTGGCCCGAGTTGAAGCAGTAACAGACACACATTACACCTTGAGTAAACCACTTACTGTGGTACCCAGCCCACAAGGCATTCAAATGATCATGGGCTTGTTTACTGCAAATCCTGAAAAAATGGTGTCGCTAAATAAAAGTGCAGTGTCTATGACTGCCACTGTACACGACGATGTGCGTGACAGTTACATTGAAGCTACCACAGGAATTAGGCCAGTTTCAAAGAAATTACTCATGGGATAAACAATGCCAGCAGTACAGAGACAAGGTGATCCAAACAGTGCAGGCGGGATCATAACTTCGGGTGTAAACTCTGTACTGGTCAATGGTAGACCCATAGCAGTCACAGGCCTTAGCGTTAGCGCACATCCTTGCTGTGGACAAAGAGGTTGTCCACCTACACATTGTTCGGCCAGTACTCTGGGCGGTGGCACAGTGTTTGCTGGTGGCCGTGCAGTGATAGTAACTGGTGCAAATGACAGTTGTGGACACAGCAGAGTGGCTGGCAGCAATAATGTAAGGGTTGGTGGATAATGAGTGTACAAGGTTCGGTTACAGCACTAAATCTCATTGCCGGTGCAGGCATACTGGGCAATGTGGGCGGTGTAACCTTGGCGGCCAATGTGGCCTTGGCCAACAATATTGCCATTTACACATCAACTACGCCTGTGGCACAATTTATAAACATCTTGGCCACTGGCATTGGCAATGGTATGGTATTAGGCAACGCTGCTATCTCAAACCTACAAATACTGTCATCCAACCTGGTACCGGCTTTTACTGATGTGGCACCTGCTGCCTATGCGGCCACTTATGGCACTACCACTAGATTTACTGTGCCAATTGCTGCCAGAGCTAATTTGATCATGGGCAATGGTGACCTTGGCAAGTTTCAGCAGACTTTTGGTGCCGCAGATGGCTTGGTCAATACCACAAACATCTTGGTCAAGAGTGCTAAGAATGCCACAGACGCCAATGTGGTCACAGGATACAGTGGCGCAGACAATCAAATCACTGGCGGTGTCAGCGGAGTCAGTCAAGCATTTGCTGCTCTCAGTTATGATCTTGGTCGACTGGGTGCGTTGATTGATTTTGCCAACCTTGACAACCTAGGCAATCCCAGTGCACTGATACGCCAAATGGGCAACCTGTCAACCACGCTACCTTCATTTACCTCTGCACTGATTGCTGGTGGGTTGACCACAACACAGGTAGAAAACATCAGCGCATTGCAGTTTACTGAGTCAATTGAAAAAATTGTGTATACTGCTATGACACAGGTCACTGGCACGGATCTTGCGCAGGTACTAAACTTTTTACGAGTAACCACGCCCGGTATAGAAACCATGGCTGATTTATTGAATCCTTACAAACTGTTTCCTGAAAGTTTTAGAACACTGACTGCACCTACACGCAATGGATTAAGGGGTATTTTTGTAAACGATACAGGATCGGTCAATCAAAATCTTGCAACTATATTGCCAGAAAATGTCCTGGTACCGTTGCAGGGCAATCCGGTTCAGGGAATTTAATCATGAGCACATACAGTCAACTGCGCAGAGTAATACCTCCTGATCAGGCCTTGAGCAACAAAGCTCTGCAGGCTGCCCTGCAACAGATTACCAATATTTTTCGCAGCGACTTACAGGCCTTGAGTACTGCCACCGCTGGTCTTGAAAACAACAACGGTCTGCCAGCAATCAACGCATTGACCACACCCATACCTGCCAATGTGGCCAGTTACTTTACACAAACATTTGCCACTGGCACAGGGGTAGATGGCACACTGTTGTTGGCCGATGTGATTGGTACCTGTGCAGGCTGGGTCAGCAATGACGCATTGAGCAACACTGTGGCTGTGTTGAATGACATGAACACATCGGGTGCACTGGCCAACATTACTGGTACTTCTGGTGTGTTTACCGTGATGCAAAATGCCATCAATGGTGTGTATTACAACAGTATCACAGGCAACACAGTGATACCTGGAGGCTTGCCTGGTGCCGGATCGTACACCAGTCTTGACAATGCATTTGATGGCGCCACAGGCGAAGGTGGTGGATTGACACCAGCAGCCGTGTCAATCATACAAAACATTCAGACTACTTACCCAACTCAGACAGATCAATTGAATTCAAACTTTGCCAACATAGGTGCACAGTTGAACAGGGAAACTGTGAACTTGCAGTTGGCCGCGGTGGATTTTGCCAATCTTACCCCAGGACTACAACCAATCGGACTAGTGCTTAACCTACCAGTGTATGGGCAAGACACAGTGGAAGGTGGTGCAGCCTATATCTTACAGAGCGTGGCCAACAATCAAAGCCAAGGTGGACAGGCCGTGGTGGCCACTATGCGCGAAAGCCGCAATGTGAGCAGGTTATCTAATGCGGGTATCACTACCAACACAGTGTTGAGTGATGTAGTGGTGCAACCACAAGCACCCTTGGGTCGCGGTGATTACACAGTTTCCCAAGCCACAGGCAACATAATCTATTGATTCTACTAGCATTTTTTGCTCAAAAACCCAGGTTGACGCCAAAATCCTCCTGTGCTATACTAGCAGTTGATATCGTTGAACTCAGGAGCGTGTATGGTACAAGAAAAAACTTGGTTCGAGCAGCACTGGGGCTTTGTTGAGGGTGTTGCCGTGGCTGCTGATTGGATCCGCGACCTAGAATCAAGCGATAGTCGCATACACAAAGAAAAGGTCATTGAAAAGGCCTTGGTTGCTGCCAACCTAGGCAGTGCCCATGCCCAGTGCTTCTTGATGAACGCCTATGCTGCCTACAATCCTTACTTTACCTATAATGTCAAAAAGGTTCCCGAGACACAAGGTCTAAAGGATCAAGGAAATCCTTGGACACAGTTTTGGGGCCTGTTGGAAGGCCTGCGCACTCGTAGCATCACTGGTCATGCTGCTAGAGACAAGATTGAAGAAATGAGTCAGCGTTTTGATTCCTCTGAGTGGAATGGACTGGCACGCCGTGTGCTGATCAAAGACCTGCGTTGCGGCATTTCAGAAAAAACACTGAACAAGATTCTCAAAGGCACACAGTGGGAGATTCCTGTGTTCACTTGCCAGTTGGCCAAGGACAGTGAGGACCACGAGCACAAGATGACCGGCCCTGCACGCCTAGAAATAAAACTGGATGGTGTGAGAGTGATCACAGTGATCCAAGGCAACAATGTCACCATGTACAGCCGAAATGGCAAGGTGTTTGATAACTTTGGCCACTTGGAAGATGAGATTCGTGAGCTGCTGCCCAAGATTCGTACCCGACTCAGTGGTGGCAACAGTTTGCGAACCGCTAGTGGCATCTTTGGTTCGGGTCTGGTGTTGGATGGTGAAGTTGTGGGTCGTACATTTCAAGAGCTCATGCGCCAGGCACATCGCAAGAGCAATGTCAAGGCCACAGACAGTCATTACTACATTTTTGATTGGATGCCCTTGGAAGATTTCAAGCGTGGCCATTGGAATGCTCAGTTGCACAAACGCATTGATCATTTGGAAACCCTGCGCCCAATCTTGGCTGAGAACTCGCAGTTGCACATCTTGCCTGGAATTGAAGTGGATTTGGACACAGCCCAAGGGCGCGATCAAACACGCCGCTATGCTGAAGATAGCATTGCCAATGGTTATGAAGGCATCATGATCAAGAACTTGGATGCGCCCTATGAGTGCAAGCGCAGCACATTTTGGATGAAATGGAAGCCCACCACAACTGTGGACCTAAATATTGTGGGTTTTGAAGAAGGCACAGGTCGCAATCAGGGGCGCCTGGGTGCTATAATTTGCGAAGGAGTTGACAATGAGCGTAACATTCGCGTTAATGTTGGCAGTGGTTATAGTGATGCTAATCGTGACGAGTACTGGACTAACCGTGGTGACTTACTTGGCAGAGTGGTTGAAGTCATGGCTGATGCAGTTACACAAAACCAAGATGGATCGTACAGTCTACGGTTCCCCCGGTTCGTCCGCTTCCGTGGATTTGAACAAGGAGAAAAAATATGATAGCAATTAAAGAGTGGCGTTATTACATAGTATGGCGTGTAAAAAAGTGGTGGAAGAATATACGCAACACAAATCTTGTTCGGAGTGGTCAATAAATATTAGATGTTTCTAAGTTATTTCACTCTATTCGTAGCACTGTGTCTTAGTGTAACCGCAGCCTGGTACAG